AGTTTGAGAAATGGGTTACTGAATGGGCATCAGAATGTATGAGAGTTCTAAAACCAGGTGGTTATATGTTAGCCTTTGGTGGTAGTAGAATGTATCACCGATTGGCAAGTGGAGTAGAGAACGCTGGGTTTGAGATTAGAGACCAAATGATGTGGGTGTATGGAAGTGGGTTTCCAAAATCTATGAATATAGGAAAGGGTATTGATAAGAAAAATGGGCAATCCAAAATTGAATTAAAATTTGTAGAATGGTATAGAACAGTTGGTATTTCTGCAAAAGAGACAAATAAAATTATTGGAACAAAAGATACTGGTTCTCATTATTTGAGATTAGACCAACCATATTTACCAACTAAAGTATTTTGGGAAAAATTAAAACCACATATAACAGTAGAAATTCCAAATTGGGTTGATAAATTAATTGAACGAGTAGAAGCAGAAAGAGAAGTTATAGAAAAAAAACGAGTTCAAAGAAATAGTAGTAGTTGGGATGATTGTTCTGGTATGTTGAGTGTTGGTGAACAAAATTTTGATATAACTGCACCTGCAACCGATGAGGCAAAACAATGGGAAGGTTGGGGAACTGCTCTTAAACCTGCTCACGAACCTATTGTAATGGCAAGAAAACCACTTTCGGAAAAGACGGTAGTAGATAATGTATTAGAGTGGGGAACCGGTGGAATAAACATAGATGAAAGTAGGATAGGAGTTGATGAGGATGACCCAAACCATAGAAGTATTGATAATAAAAATGTTCATACAACTAACTTTGCCAATAATGGAAATCCAAGACCTGATAAAATACCAAACCAAGAAAGTCAAATAAACTCACAAGGTAGATTTCCCGCAAACATAATCTTTGATGAAGAAGCAGGTAAAATCTTGGATGAACAAAGTGGTATTAGTAAATCAGAGGGTGGTAATAAACCAGTAGGTGGAAACTATAAACTTTCAGCAAATAGAACACAACAACCTTATTTCAACTATGGTGATGTAGGTGGAGCATCTCGTTTCTTTTATTGTCCAAAAACTTCTAAAACTGATAGAAACGAAGGGTTGGATGGGTTTGAAGAAAAGAGAAAATCTCATATAACATCGCAGAACTTTGAAAATGCATTAACGGGAGGAGGAAATACTCGTAATCCTTATAGTAAAAATAACCACCCAACTGTAAAACCAACTGATTTGATGTTATATCTCATTCGTTTAGTAACTCCAAAAGGTGGAACAACTCTTGACCCGTTTATGGGTAGTGGTTCAACTGGTAAAGCAGCAGTTAGAGGTGGGTTTGATTTCATTGGTATTGAAATGGATGAGGAATATATAGAAATAGCTACTGCTCGTATTCAATACGAAAAAGATAATCCTTACAACGAAGAAAAAGGAGAACGAGTAGAAATAAATAAAAACCACGAAAAGTTTTGGTAATATGAGATTATTATTAGGAGATTGTTTAGATAAACTGAAAGAACTTGATGACAATAGTGTAGATAGTATTGTTACAGACCCACCTTATGGTTTATCATTTATGGGAAAAAAATGGGACTATGATGTTCCAAAAAAGAAAGTTTGGAAAGAATGTATGAGAGTTCTAAAACCAGGTGGTTATTTACTTGCATTCGCAGGTTCAAGAACTTATCATCAAATGGCAGTTCGTATTGAAAAAGCAGGTTTTGAGATTAGAGACCAAATAATGTGGATATATGGTTCAGGTTTTCCAAAATCACTCAATATAGGTAAAGCAGTTGATAAACAAGGTGGAAATTCACTTGGCAAAGAAGTTAGTGAACTTGTAAAGAAAAAAAGAATAGAAATGGGATTATCTACTATACAATTAGCCGAACTTGGTAAATTTTATGGAAAAAAAAATCACGGAGGTACTGTATCAAATTGGGAAAGTGGCAGAGGTAGTATAACACCAGAACAATTTAACAAACTTATAGAAATATTAAATTTAGAAAATAATCCAATTATTGAAACTAAAAGAGAAGTTTTAGGAAAAGTAAAAACAAATCTTACAGTAATGCAAAATATCGGTGGAAATTCTACTGCAGGTGAAATAGAAGTAACCAAAGGTAATAGTGAATGGGAAGGTTGGGGAACTGCTCTTAAACCAGCACACGAACCGATTGTTATGGCAAGAAAACCACTTTCAGAAAAAACAGTAGTTGATAATGTGTTGGAATGGGGAACTGGTGGAATAAACATAGATGGTTGCAGAATATCGACTGATGAAGTTATAACCAATCATAGTAGGGGTGTTGAATCTGCAATAAGTAAGGGAAAATATGGTGATAGTAAAGAACAAGAAACTCACCAAACACAAGGACAAACTCTTGGTAGATTTCCCGCAAACATAATCTTTGATGAAGACGCAGGTAAAATACTTGATGAACAGAGTGGTATAACGAAATCAGGTGATTTCACCCAAAAAGGTCAAAGTAGTAATACAGAACAACCAAGTGGTTGGAAAACATCTAATAGAGAGTTTAAGGTTTATAAAGGTGATAGTGGTGGAGCATCTCGTTTCTTTTATTGTCCAAAAACTTCTAAAACTGATAGGAATGAGGGGTTAGATGATTTTGAAGCAAAACCAATGGCTTGGGGTAATCAAGCAAAAGCTGAACTAAAAAGAGGTAATCTTGAGTTTAAGGGGAAAGGAGATGGAACTAAACACAATAAAGTTTCTATGAGAGTAAATAACCACCCAACCGTAAAACCAACAGACCTAATGTTATACTTAATCAGATTAGTAACTCCAAAAGGTGGAACTACATTAGACCCATTTATGGGTAGTGGTTCAACGGGTAAAGCAGCAGTTAGAGGTGGGTTTGACTTTGTTGGTATTGAAAGAGAAGATGAGTATATGGAGATTGCACAGGCAAGAATCCAATATGAACAAGACAATCCTTACAATGAAGAAAAGGGAGAACGAGTGGAAATAAATAAAAACCACGAAAAGTTTTGGTAGTACTATCAAAATTAGTAAACTATATAAAAAATATTTTAACACCTATTACTTTTTTTGGTGGAAAAATATCAAAAACAAAAAAGTAAAAAAATTAACTTTGGAAATGAAATTTTTTCCAATATATACAATAGTTATAAACACCGAACAACATCGAGGTGTTCGGTTTTTTAATTTAATTAATTTATAAAAATCAAATTTATGGCAAATTCAGAACAAATTTTCGAAGAAATCAAAGAACTATTCTCTCAATTTGAAGAGAATCACAACTCATCAACTAAAGCAGGTAAATCAAGAGCAAGAAAAGCAATCGGTGAAATTAAAAAATTAGTAACTGATTACAGAAAAGCATCGGTAGAAGAAAATAAGTAATTAGAATGGAAGTTCTTGAGTATCTCAAACATCATGTAAAAACAGACCTTGCTCCATCACCTATACATGGGATTGGAACTTTTGCACTAACTGATATTGAAGTTGGTGAACCGGTTTTTATGTTATGGCCACATGAAAGTAGAGTTTATACAATTGAAAAAAGTGAGTTCGAAGAACTTCCAGACTATTCAAAAAAAATGATTCTTAAATCATATCTAAACAAACCTGAATATCCTGTTATTTGGTTTAGATTATTTAAGGACTCTTACTTTAATTTAGCAAATCCTTTAGTTTATACTAATACTGCTGAAGATGATGCAAATTTTGATTCGGTAAAAAGACTTGCAATCAAACCAATTAAAGCAGGAGAAGAAATATTAGGAAACTATAAACTAAAAGACACATTGTTATGACATTTGATGAATTGATTGGAAACATCACCCAATGGGCTGATGATAAGGGAATACTTTTTCCAGAAAACGCACCTCAACAATCAATGAAGGTGATGGAAGAGTTAGGTGAAACAATGGGAGCAATCCTAAAACAAAAAAATACAGATGAAGTTATCGATGGAATCGGTGACATATTTGTAACAGTTATTATTTTAAGTAAACAATTAGGGTTAGACCCAACCGAATGTTTGGAATCAGCATGGAATGAAATCAAAGATAGGAAAGGTAAAACCGTAGACGGTACATTTATTAGAGAAGATTAAAATATGAGTAATTTTGTAGATAGCACAGCAGAAAACGTAAGATTCGTAATTAAGAGAAATGGTGAAAAAGTTTCATTTGAATTAAGTAAAATGAAAAGTGCAATTACCAAAGCTATGGAAAGTATCGATAAAGTAGATATGGAAATGGTTGAAAAGATTGCAAGAAGTAGTGAGATAACTCTTTACAGAAATCCAAGTCATATCCCTCATGTAGATGAGATTCACGATATCGTGGAAAACAAATTGATGGATAGTGGTTTGAATGATGTGGCAAAAGAGTACATTATCTATCGTTCAAAACACCAACCAAATATCTTTAAGAAAAGAGTAAATCTTAAACCATACGAATATCCACAATTATTGGATTATGTTGATGCTATCAGACACTCATATTGGGTTCATACTGAATTCAACTTTACATCAGATGTTCAAGACTTCAAAGTACATTTGAATGAAAAAGAAAGAACTGCAGTACAAAGAGCTATGTTAGCAATCTCACAAATTGAAATTGCTGTTAAAACTTTTTGGGGAGATATCTACAAGAAAATGCCAAAACCTGAGATTGGGGCAGTTGGTGCAACTTTTGCTGAATCGGAAGTTAGACACGCAGACGCATATTCTAATTTAATTCAAGTTTTGGGATTAAACTCAGAGTTTGAAAATCTTTTACAAGTACCTGGTATTAGAAAAAGAATAAAATACTTAGACAAAACAATTTCTGCAAGTAGGTCAATCGAAAACAAAGATTATTTTGAATCGGTTGTTTTATTCTCTATGTTTATTGAGAATGTTTCATTATTTTCACAATTCTTAGTAATCATGGCTTTCAACAAATACAAAAATGTATTGAAAGGTATGAGTAATGCAGTTGAAGCAACATCTAAAGAAGAAAAAATTCATGCAGAGTTTGGGTTTGATTTGGTAAATCTAATCAAAAAAGAAAATCCTTCTTGGTGGACTGATGAACTAAAAGAAGATTTAGTTGATGCAACTTTAGATGCTTATGATGCAGAATCGGATATTGTTGATTGGATTTTTGAAAAAGGAGATTTGGATTTCTTAACCAAAGAACAAACTTTAGAATTCATTAAACATAGATTCAACGAATCTCTAAATGCAATTGGTGTTGATAGTGTATTTAGTGTAGATAATAAATTGTTGGAAACAACTGAGTGGTTTGATGATGAAATCTTAACCACAAAACACACCGATTTCTTTAATAAAAGAAGTATTAATTATAGTAAAAAACAAAAATCAATCACATCAGATGATTTATTCTAAAAACAAGTTATAAAAATTATGAACGATAGACAACCCTTTGATTGGATTAACGAAGAATCCATTACCTTTTTACAACGAGGATATTTAAGTCAAGGTGAACAACCTTTAGAACGAATTAGAACAATTGCAGACCATGCTGAGAAGTTATTAGGAATCGAAGGATTTGCTGATAAGTTTTACAATTACATGGGTAAAGGGTGGTATTCACTATCCTCTCCAGTATGGGCTAACTTTGGTAAACAAAGAGGTTTACCTGTAAGTTGTTTTGGTTCAAACATTGGTGATAACATCGAATCAATCCTATATACTCAAGCCGAAGTTGGTGAAATGTCAAAAATGGGAGGTGGTACTTCGGGTTACTTTGGTAACATAAGACATAGAGGTGCTGAAATTACTGATAATGGGCATGCACCTGGTGCAGTTCACTTCATGAACTTATTTCAATCAGTAGTTGATAATATTTCACAAGGTTCAACTCGTAGAGGTAGATTTTCACCTTACTTACCAATTGAACATCCAGATATTATGGAGTTCTTAGAAATTGGCACAGAGGGGGCAACTATCCAAGACTTAACTCACGCAGTAACCGTGACAGACCAATTTATGGAAGAAATGATTGGTGGTGATAAAAAGAAAAGAGCTGCTTGGGCAAAAGTAATCCAAAGAAGAGGTGAGATTGGTTATCCTTACATTATGTTCCATGATACCATGAATAAAAACACGGTTGATGTGTATAAAGATAAAGGAGCAACAATATATAACTCTAATCTATGTTCAGAGATTGCTCTTCACAACTCAGAAGAAGAATCATTCGTTTGTGTACTTTCATCTATGAATGTTCTACATTACGATGAGTGGAAAGATACTGATGCGGTTGAAGTGATGACAATGTTCTTAGATGCAGTTGTAACTGAATTCCTTACAAAGATTGAAGATATTAGAGATAATGGTACAATCGAAGGTAAGAGAGGATTCTTCTACTTAGAGAAAGCATACAACTTCGCAAAAAGACAAAGAGCATTAGGTTTAGGTGTTTTAGGATGGCACTCACTTTTACAATCAAAGGGATTACCATTTGACACACGAGAAACTGCTAAATTAAATGTTGAGGTATTCAAACTAATCAAAGAAAAATCTTACAAGGCATCGGAGGAACTTGCAGAAATGTTTGGTGAACCTGAATACTTAAAGGGATATGGTAGAAGAAACGTTACCCTGAACGCAATTGCCCCAACAACCTCATCGGCATTTATTTTAGGACAAGTTTCACAATCAATTGAACCAATTTGGTCAAATTGTTATGTGAAAGATGTGGCAAAGATGAAAGTAACAATCAAAAATCCAGTACTTAAAAAATTATTGATAGAATTAGGAAAAGATACTAAGTCAACTTGGGATAGTATTAAGAAGAATGATGGTTCGGTTCAACATTTAGACTTTTTAACTGATGAACAGAAAGATGTATTCAGAACATTTGCCGAAATTAATCAATCTTCAATTATTAATCAAGCAGCAGTTAGACAAGATTTCATTGACCAATCACAATCGTTGAACTTAATGATTTCACCTGATATGCCAACTAAAGATATCAACAAATTGTTGATTGATGCTTGGAAGTTAGGAGTAAAAACTCTTTACTACCAACACTCAATGAATTCAGCACAGGCATTTGCAAGAAAAAAATTAAATATGAATGATTTACAATGTGTTGCTTGTGAAGGTTAAAATTAAAAATTAAATAATAAAGTTATGATAGAAATTAAAAAATTTGAAGCAGATTGGTGTGGTCCTTGTAGAATGTTAAAACCAACATTTGAAAAATTACAAGAATCATTTGGAAATTCCGTAAAATTTTCGTATATTAATGTAGATGAAAACCAAGATGAAGCATCGAAGTATTCAGTTCGTTCAATTCCAATGGTAGTGATTGAAAAAGATGGAGTTGAAGTACAAAGAATGGTAGGTGCACAATCGGAGTTAGCATATAAAAACGCATTAAACGAAGTTTTATAAAGAATGCCAATACTAAGAGGTCAATCTCATCCATCAGCAAAACTGACAGATGAGCAAGTTTTACAAATAAGAAGGTTGTGGAATATGGGACACCGAAATATTCGAGTAATTGCTCGAAATAACAAAGTCTCATCTTCTAATATACTGAAAATTGTAAAAAATGAAACTTGGACACATCTAAACGAGTTTTGGTCTGGTAGTTTGTAAATTTAGAATTATGACAGAATCTGAAGAAATTGAAGAAATCTTAATGGAATCTCACTCTTATGGGTTACGAGTAGAGGTAATGGAAGAGGCTTCAAAAATTATGGGAAGTAATCCAAAAATGAGAAGAGTTGATGCATATCAAGAAGCATTTTCAACTCTTATTAAAGAATAATTACCAATTGGTAAATGGTTACATATGGAAATAAATAAAATCTACAATGAAGATTGTCTGGTTACTCTGTCCAAAATGGAAGATGAATCAGTTGACCTTGTTGTTACATCCCCACCTTATAACAAAAATCATTGGATTAAAAATAAAGTTAGAGGTAAAGATGATTTTATCCGAAAGATAGAATATTCTACTTATGATGATAACCTTCCACAAGAAGAATATGTGGAGTGGCAAAAGAAAATTATTTCAGAATGTCAAAGAGTTCTAAAACCAAATGGTTCTATATTCTATAATCACATAGACATTATGTCTAACCATTTAACAATTCATCCAAGTTTTGTATATGACTTTCCACTTAAACAGGTAATTGTTTGGGATAAATGTGGAACTCCTAAAATTGACAAAACTTATTTCTTACCATTTACTGAATGGATTTTTTGGATTAAAAAGAACAAAGAATCAGTTCCTTACTTTGACCGAAACAATGCTTTATTCAAAAAAAATATTTGGTCAATACCAAGAAGTCAAGAACCAAATCACCCTGCACCATTTGCAGAAAAGATGGTAGAAAATGTAGTCCTGTCTTGTAGTAGAGAAGGTGATTTGGTTTATGACCCTTTTATGGGTAGTGGTACAACTTATAGAGTTGGTAGAAAACACAATAGAAATGTAATAGGAAGTGAGATTAGTGAAGAATACACTAAACTTGCTGAAAGTAAAGTTACTAAACACGAATTCTTTTAATGGATATAAACACCATATATAACGAAGATTGTTTAGAAACTATGAAAAGAATGGAGGATAACTCCATTGATTTGGTGGTTACCTCACCTCCATATGCTGATAGAAGAAAAACAACCTATGGTGGTATTCATCCTGATAATTATGTTGAATGGTTTTTAACAATTTCAGATGAACTTAAACGAGTTCTAAAACCAAGTGGGTCATTTATACTAAACATAAAAGAAAATGTAGTAGACGGTGAAAGACACACTTATGTATTAGAATTAATTATTGAAATGAGAAAACAAGGTTGGTTATGGACAGAGGAATATATGTGGCATAAGAAAAA